TGTCAAGTTCAGTATCAAGATGGGCAAAGGCAGAGGCAAGTCTTCAAGTTGTGTCAAGTGAAAAACCTAAAGGGTTAGGTAAATTGTTTGGTAAACTTACAGGTGCTGAACAAAATGCTATTGATGCACACTTTAGAAAAGAAGAAGCTAAAAGAATTAGAGACGAAATGAGAGAGATGTTTGCATTGTATGGTTCTCCTGGTCAATGGGAAAGACTACAAAAAGAAATTGCAACTGAACGTAAACGTCAAGCTGATTTATTAAAAAGACAGATAGCTGCACAAAAACGTAGAAAAAAAATACTTATAGTATCAATTGGTAGTATATTAGGATTGGGTATATTAGCAATTGAATTTTATTTATTAACCAATCTATAAAGGAGCAATAATGAAAAAATCTAAAATGGGTTATGCTGGTGGTAAAAAAGTTAAGATGGGTTATGCTGGTGGTAAAAAAGTTAAAATGATGAAAGCTGGTGGTAAAGTTCCACTTATATATGGACCAAAATAAATATGTCTCATCTTATATCCAATATACCTTTTTTTAGGTGTTGGGTAAGGAAGGAGTTTACTCATAATCATCAGGCTTATCATGGGGAATATTTACATGCCTTAGCTATTGCAGTTAATTGTATGCCTGATAGATGTTTAAGTTTCCAAGTTGTCTTTACAGGTTGTGAAGCTGAAGAACAAAATTTACATGGTGGTGCTATGTGGGCACGTATGCCAATAACAGGTTTAATAGGTGATATACCATTAGATGAATGGACTCCACCTATTGAAACACATTTTGCTCAACCTTGGGATTGTCCTAGTCATAATCATAGTATTATAGTTATGGATAGAGTTAGTTCAAGTCCTTGGATGTGTAAAGTAAATGGTGAATTTTATACTGGTAAATATTATTTTACAGTTGACTTCACTGACAGTGCAGTAGCAGATGACCCTGCACAACATAAACAATCACATGTTTTACATTTAACATCTGGTCCATATAAAGGTGCAATGGTAGCTTTACCTAATAATAGAGTTAGAGTTACAAGTCCTGCAATGTGGTCAGCAGGTGAAGGTGCTCCAGACTTTGTACCTTCTCAGTATAAACATACTGCTGAAGCACATGATGACTATATGGATGTAAATAAAACATTTGATAATCTATATAATAATAAATAATTTAGTGTCTTGTATGCTACACTAAATTATAGTATTATAGTAACATTAAACATTGCGTAATCGTTTGGTTCGCATCAACGGAGAAAAAATGGAAGTAGAAAATAAAGAAGAATGGAGTGACATTGACACTTCAAAACCTGAATCTAAAGAAGAAGACAAAGTAGACTTTGAGGTTGAAAAAACTTCTGAAGATAAAGAAGAAAAGGTTGAAGCTGTAGTTGAAGAACAACCTGTAGCTGAAACTAAAACTGAAACGAAGAAGGAAGATACTCAACCAGAGGAACAACCTGATGAAGCTAAAGACATTGAGTCTGAAAGAGCACAAAAAAGAATACGTCAGTTAGTTCGTCAAAGAAAAGAAAAGGAAGAAGAAGTTGCCAGACTTTTAGCTGATAAACAAGAACTTGAAAAAAGACTTACTACAAACCAAAGTAATCAATTTGATTTAACTAAAACAAGTCTTGAGTCTCAAGAAAAAAGTTTAGAGAATCAACTTAATCTTGCTAAACAAAACTACTTAGATGCTTTTGAAAAAGATGATAAGAGTCAATTATTAAAAGCACAAGAAGCTTTAAATGAAGCACAGATTAATTTAAATAGTGTAAAAACAAATAAGGTAAATTTTGATAAAGATTACGAGAATTACCAGAACAGTATTAAACAACAGCCTGTTCAACAATCTCAACCTCAACAACCCCAATACGACCCTAAAGCAGTCGCATGGGCAGAAAACAATGAGTGGTTTGGTCAGGACAAAATAATGACTGCAGCAGCTTTAGCTTTAGATGCTCAGTTAAAAGAAGAAGGTTTTAATCCTGCAGATGATGACTTCTATAAAGAAGTTGATGTTAGATTAAAGGATGCATTTCCAAATAAGTTTAAAACATCTGAACAGGAAACTCAACAAGTTCGTCAGAAGGCTACGTCAAGTCCTTCCCAAGTGGTAGCAGGAACATCTCGCACTCCTGCCTCCAAAAAAATCAAGCTAAGTCAAGAAGACGTTAGGTTGGCTAATAAATGGAATATACCACTAGATAGGTATGCAAAAGAAAAGTCTAAAGTAGAGACTGGAGAAGAGTATACTACAATAACAACACAAATGCGTAGGAGTTAAAAATGGCTATTAATAAAATAAAACGTAGTGAAGAAACTAGAGAAGCTACTTCAAAACAAGAAACAACTTCATTTGAAGAAACTAATTTTTTACATATACCTGAAGGAGTTAAAAACAGATTTGATTCTCAAGGTATGTCTTTAAGATGGATTAGGATTACATTAAATGGAGAAGATGACTACAAGAACGTAGGTAAAAGACAACGTGAAGGTTGGACATTTGTTTCCCCTGAAGAAGTTCCAGAGTTAGCTTCAACATCTATTGTCAAAGAAGGTGGTAGATATAGTGGAGTCGTTTCCAGTGGTGATGTTGCTTTAGCAAAGATACCAACAGATAAGATGATAGCTAGGCAAGAGTATTATCATAATAAGCACAAGCAACAAGAAGATTCTCTTGATGCAAACTTACGTGCTCAATCTGATTCTCGTATGCCAATAACTAACTCAAGTAAATCAACTGTTACAAAAGGTCGTGAACCTCGTTTTCAAAGATAGTTTGTAACAAATATTAATTATTCTTAATTGAAGGAGATAACAAATGAGTGCAAGTAAAGCATTATTTGGAATGGTCCCTTTGAGAAAAGTTGGTTCTAATTACAATTCTACTGCTCAATCGCAGTACGATATTGCTAATGCAACAGCTTCTAACATTTTTCATGGAGACTTAGTTACAATTGCAGATGGATTTATTACTCCAATTGCAACGACAACTGATTATGCTGTAGGTGTGTTTGTGGGTTGTGAATATACTGACCCTGTTTCTAAACAACCTACATTTAGTCATTACTTTCCTGCAAATACTTCAAGTGCTATTGGTAATCCAGTAGGATTTGTTGTTGACGACCCATATGCTTCGTTTATGATACAAGCAGATGGAGCTGTTACTGCAGGTGATATTAACTCTCAAAACTTTGAGGTAACTTTAGGTTCAGGTTCAACTGTAACTGGTAACTCAGGCTTTGGTATTAAAGCTTCAAGTAGAGCAACTGCTACTAAGGCTGTAAGACCTATAGCATTAATTGATGAACCAGGAAATGCTTTATCAGGTACTGATGGTGCGTTCCCTAAACTTGAAGTGAAAATCGTCCAACACTGGATGAAACGTCAAGCAACAGCATAGAGAAGGAGATATAATATGGCTATAAATAGAGCAAGTATTGCAAAACAACTTCTTCCAGGACTTAATGCTGTATTTGGTGTTGAGTATGGTGATGTTAATGACGAACATACACCCCTATTTGAAACTGAAAATTCAGATAGGTCTTTTGAAGAAGAAGTGCTATTCACAGGATTTGGCACAGCTCCAGTAAAATCTGAAGGTGCTGCTGTTTCTTTTGATGATGCACAAGAATCGTTCACAGCTAGATATAACCACGAAACAGTGGCTTTAGCTTTTTCAATCACTGAAGAAGCAATGGAAGATAATCTATATGATACTTTCGCTAAAGTTCGTTCTCGTGCACTAGCAAGAGCAATGGCTAACACTAAACAAGTAAAAGCAGCAGCTATTTTTAATAATGGCTTCACTGCTGGTGATTCTGCAATTGGAGATGGTCAAGCATTCTTCTCTGCATCTCACCCAGTTGTTGGTGGTGGCAACCAAAGTAACCTATTAGCTGCAGCAGATTTAGCTGAAGCAGCTTTGGAAACTGCGTTAATTTCAATTGATGGAACTAAAGATGACAGAGGTATCTTAATTGGTGCACAAGCTCAATCTTTACACATTCCGTCTGACCTTAAATTTACTGCTGATAGGCTTCTAGCTTCTCCAGGTAAAGTTGGGTCTGCAAACAACGACATTAACGCAATTAGAAACATGGGAGTAATACCTGGTGGTTATATGGTAAACAGAAGGTTTACAGACACCAATGCTTACTTCATTAAAACTGACGTACCTAATGGTACTAAAATGTTTGTAAGAGTTCCTCTACAAACTAAAATGGAACCAGATTTTGATACTGGTAACGTCAGATTTAAAGCAAGAGAGAGATACTCTTTTGGTGTTTCTGATTGGAGAGGATTCTTTGGTTCTGCAGGTGGCAGCTAGAATCTAAACATATAAGGGGTCTCTTAGGAGACCCTTTATATTATTATAGAAGGAATTATAAATGACAAATTTAACATCAAGATATATAACAACAGTAGCGAGTGTGGCAGTAGACCACCCTACTCGTATTAGAGGTTTTAATGTAGCTAATGCAAAAAATGCATTAGGTGTATTTGAATTAAGAGATGGTACAGCTACAAGTACAGGTGAATCAAAAATTAAAATAAATATAAATGCAGATGGTTCTTTAGATACTTACTTAGCAGATGAAGGTGTAAGATTTGAAAGTGGTGTAGTAGTAAGTACAACTGCAAGTGTATTTTCTACAATTTATTTTGGATAATAACAATGCCTACAAAAACTAAAAAGAAAAAATCAAAAGGCATGGGAATTAAGACTAGTGTAAAGTCAGGTAATTTTTTACCCACTAGCAAAGGTGCAGGTATGACAAAGAAGGGTGTTGCTGCTTATCGTAAAGCAAACCCAGGTTCTAAATTAAAGACTGCAGTAACTGAATCAAAACCTACAGGAAAAAGAGCAAAGAGAAGAAAATCATTTTGTGCTCGTTCAGCAGGACAAGCTAAGATGCATAACATAAGCTGTAAGAAAACTCCAAAGAAAAGAATTTGTGCAGCTCGTAGAAGATGGAAATGTTAGATGGCAGATTTTACAACTTTAACAACAGAGATAGTAAATACAACTGAGAATAATGCTCAAGAGTTCTTAGACCAAATACCTAACATTGTTAATAGGGCAGAAGAAAGATTAACAGATGAATTAGATGATTATGGTTTAGTAACTTATACATCAGTAGCAGTATCACAAGGTAATAATATTGTTACCTTACCAACTGGTACAAGAATAGTAAAAAATTTTAATGTAGATATTAATGGAGCAAAGACAAGTATACTTTTAAAGACTGATGAATATTTAAGAGATTACTGGAATGTGTCAGCTTCAACAGGTGAGCCAAAGTATTATGCACATAAAGATAATACAACAATAATGATTGCACCTACACCTTCATCAACAAGTAATGGTGAAGTAGTACATGTAACTAGACCAACAACATTAACATCAGCTTCACCTGATAATTATTTTACACAGTTTTGTTATGACGCATTGTTTAATGCCTGTATGGTAGAGTCTTACATCTTTATGAAGAACTTTCAGATTGTTCCTTTATTTGAACAACGATATCAAACTTCAATACAGACTGTAAGAAATAGAGCCAGAAGATTTAGACGTGACGATATGACAAGACCTGCAAGTCCTGCAGGAGCAGATAACACAGTCGTAGATGGGAGTAACTAATGGCTAGAGAAAAAATAACAAAACCAGGACAATTAGATTTATTTTTAAAAAAAGAAGGTGTATATAATATTGATGGTGATAAAGTAAAACCTGAAGATTTAAAAGGTTATTACAAAGATAAATATCTTTCCTATAACCATGATGATGTTGAATATAAAAATCGTGATAATTTAGCTAAAGGAATTAAAGCAAAAAAACTTTTAGGACTTGAATTATCAGAAAAAGATAAAAATTTTAAAAGTAATAAACAAATAAAAGCTATAAGAGAAAAAGAAATAATTAAAGAAAAAGAAAGAGAGAGAAAAAGAATAGAGGAGAGAAAAAAGATAATACAAAAACATAAGGAGAGTAGAGGTATAAGAACTAATACTAAATTACAACAAAAAATAGCTAAAGAATTAGAGAAAGCAAAAAAAATTGGTTCAAAAGTAATGCCAAAAAGACTTAAAATATTAAAGTCTTTATTAACTAAAAATAAAAACACCAAACCTAAACCTCCTACTAAAAAGAAATCTGGTGGTAGATTAAATGATGGTACTGCATTTATTAAAAGTTTATATAAGGATAAATTATAATGGTTATTAGTAGAAGTTCAATACCACAACAGATAAGTAAACCTGGTGTAAAGAAAAAGAAAAAAAGTTTATATAGTAAAGCTAAAGACCAAATAAAAAAATTGGATATAACTAAAAAAATGCCTGACAGTTTAAAAAAAAATCCTATTCGTAAAGCTTTAAGTAAAGCTGCAAGATTTGGTTTAAGAACTGCAACAGGAAGTAATCCATTAGGCTTTGGTATATATTCTGGGTTAGATGCACTTGAGGAATATAATAAACCTGAAAATAAATTAAAAAGATTAAAAAGACAAAAAAAAGTTTTAAAAAAAAGAAGAACTGGAACTGATAGACAAAGAGCAAGACATGGTTCAGGAGTTCTTACTGCTGCTGAAGAAAGAGAACTAGATAGAAAACAAAAAGAACTTGAAGAAGTTGTAAATAAATACATGGGTGGTTCATTAAATACAAGGAGAAAGTAATGTCTGAAAAGAAAATAAAAACAAAATTTCCAGGAATTGTAGGTAAAACATTTGATAAGTTACCTGCAAGTAAACAAAAAGAAGTTGTTAAGTTTATGAAAACAATTCCTGAATATGCAAATAAAACTGTAACAGAATTAAAAAGAATAGCTAAAAAAGTATATACAAAACTACCTACAAGAAGACCTAAGAAAAATGAAAGAGAACCACTCTTTGACCCTTCAGATAGAATCTTAGCTAAAGATGGTGACGTTACTATGGTAAATAGACCTTCAAAACTTAAAGCTGATATTGAAGAAATAAAAGGACTTGGTGGTTTTAAATTAGTTGGACCTAAATCTGTAAAAGAAAATAAGAAAACAGGTAAATTAGAAGAATCACTAAAAACAGGTCGTATGGATAAACCTTCTAGTGATACACCTGTATTTGATGTAGGTAAAGGTCTACCTCAAATGAATAAAGGTGGAAGAGTTCGTAGCTATCGTGGTTATGGAAAAGCCAGACGTGGTTAATAAACATTGAAAGGAGAAACAGATGGCAGAACAAAATAAAAAAAAAGTAAGATTTTCTTCAGAAGAAAAATCTCTTATAAATAAATTAAATAAGATAATTAAAGTTAGAAAAGGTATACCTAAATTAGTTGCTGAAGCTATGGTTGAACCAGCTAAAAAATTAGCAGAAAAATATACAGGAGATACACTAACAAAAATATTAAAAGGTATATCTAAACATAAAGATAAAATAGAAGATGTACCTGGTTATAAAGCAGATGTAGTAAAAAGAAAAGCTGCTAATGCTAAAAATATTAGAATGAAAAATGTACAACTTGAAGATGCAGAAAGATTTCAAAAAAGTACAACTGGTGGAGCTGAAGCATTTCAAGAACCTTATATGAAACCATTAACATCAAGAAAATCTGGTGGTAAAGTTAAAAAATTACAATCTGGTGGTAGAGTTGGTGCACCTAGAGGTACTGGAGCTGCTTTACGAGGATTTGGGAAAGGATATAAATAATGGGTAGATTTTTTAAATCAGATAAAAAACAATCAGGCTATGGTCAAGCTGCAGATAAAAGAGCAACATCTGGTAAATTTAGTGATTTTCCTACTAAGATTGCTAAAAAAATTGACACACTACAAAATAAAATTGATACTATAGTAGATACGTATAAAGCTGTAGGTAAATCTCTTCCTATTAGTAAAAAAAATCTTATTAAAACTTTAAAAAATAAAATTCAAGGTCTTAAAATAGGAGATAAAAAACAGTACGAAATAAAAGCTACACAACAAAATCTTCAGACTACTAAAAATAATCCAAGATTAAAAGCACAAATGGATGAGATGAATAAAGAAAATAATAAGATAAAACAATATCTTAAAGAAGGTATTATTACAAAAGGTGAAGCTAAAAAAATGGGACAAGCATTATCTAGAAAAAAAGGTGGTAAACTAAGAGGTATGGGTAAAGCACTACGTGGTGGTGGTAAAGTAATGAGAGGTTAAATAAATGGCAACTAATAATACGTCAGGCACTTATGACTTTAATTTAGAAATAGGTGACGTTATACAGGAAGCTACTGAGATGATTGGTGGTGAAGTAACTCTTGGTGAAGAACCAAGAAGTGCTAGACGTTCAATTAATCTTATATTAAATGACTGGCAAAATAGAGGTGTTTGTTTATGGACAACAAATACAACTATTGTGAGTATTGCTGCAAGTACATCTCAAGTAAGTTTAGGTAGTCATGTAAGTGACATAATGCAAGTTGTTGTCAATAGAGATAATACAGATTTAGAAATGACTCGTATATCGTATGAAGAATATTTAAAAGTTCCTAATAAAGGACAAACAGGTAGACCTTCACAATATGCAGTTAAAAGATTTGGTGATAATGTACAATTATATCTATGGTCATTATCAGATGTTAATACTGATAAACTAAAAATTGAAAAGATTGATTATATGCAAGACGTAAATAAATCTGCAATACAAAATGCAGATATGCCTAGAAGATTTTTACCTGCATTAACAACTGGTCTAGCATATTATATGTCATTAAAAAGACCAGGAATAACTGAAGCAAGAGCAAAGTTTTTAAAAGCTGAGTACGAAGAAAGACTTGGTTTTGCAATGACTGAAGATAAAGAACGTGCATCACTTTACATTACACCTAAGATGGGTGTAATATAATGGCAGTAGGTAAAAGAGCAAAAGCAGTATGTGACATATGTGGATTTGTTTATCCTCATAATGTTATGAAGTTAAATTCTTATGGCTTATTAGTTTGCCCTACTGATTTTGATGGTGCATATGATGAAAATAATCATCCACAAAATAAAGCACCTAATGTAAAAGATGACGAAACGATTAGAAACCCAAGACCTACTCAAAATGAAGCTTTGACTACTTGGGCAAATCAGAATACTAACTGGGAAGCAACGTCCCAATTTTGGAACTTAGTGAGTAATACAAATGCCTGATTTAACTGGACAAGAAATATCAAATTCATATAAGCGATTAATGCAAGTAAAGACTTCAGCTAATGAAGGAATTACTACAACTCTAAGGACTATTCAGTCAGGTGACAATGCAGACTCACCTTTACAACTCAACAACTCTACATTAAATGTTAATGGTACTTTTGCAATAGGTGGTGTAAATCTAACTGCAACTGTATCGTCTTTAAATGCAATTGTAGACATTACAGGTGGTGCAGGTTATGTAGTTGTTTCAGGTACTGATGTTTATAAAAGAAGTTTTTCTGCAGGTAATGGTATTAACATTACTAACAATGATGGTACTGAGGGTAACACAGGTATTGCCTTAACAAGTACAATAAGTAACATTCAAGATTTTGGTGCTTCAGCAGTTTCAGCTAATACATTAAATGTTACAGGAACTATGACAGTTTCCTCAATGAGTGTTACTGATTTTAATGCAGCTACTGTAAGTGCTACTTTATTAAAAGGTAATAATGCAACAATTGTAAGTACAGTATCAGCAGGATTTTTTGTAGGTGATGGTTCAGGTTTAACAAATGTTCCTTCTGCTGAAGGTGGAACTATGAAATTTATTACTGCAGGTACAGGTATGAATGCAACTGTAGATGCAGGAACAACTGCTACAATTCCTGTAAGTGGTACTTTAAATTTAGATGCTGACCAATCATTTGGTACAGTTTCAGTTTCAACAGGTTTAGTTGTTCCACAAGGAGCAGCAACTTTTTCAGTTCCTATTAGTGGTACTTCAGCAGTCTTTACAGGTGATGTATCAGCAGCTAATGTTTTTGCAGGAACAAATGTTTATGTAGGTGGTACAGCAGTTCCAACTGCATCAGATGTTGCAGCAGTATCTGCATTAACTAAAACTAATTTAGATTCTATAACTTCAATTAATACAGTTGTTGCAAATGTTTCAGCCTTGACATCAGTTAATAAAGCTGATATAATAGTAAATGTTTCAGCTATTGCTTCAATTAATGCAATCATAGGTGATGGTGGTAACTATGCAACTTCTGCTGAACTTGCTACAGTATCTGCAGCCCTTGCAACTTCAATAGGTAATTCAAATACAAACATAGCTGCAGTATCAGTTTTAACTTCAGTTAATAAAGCTGACATTGCAACAAATGTAGCAGCGATTACAAGTATTAATACTGTAGTTGATAATTTAGATTTTGCTACAAGTGCTGAGTTAGCAACTGTATCGTCAGCATTAGCAACAAGTATTGGTAATAGTAATACTAATATAGCTGCAGTTTCAGTATTAACATCTGTAAACAAAGCTGATATAGCTACCAATGTAGCAGCCATTACAAGTATTAATACAGTTGTTGATGGACTAGACTTTGCAACAAGTGCAGAACTAGCTACAGTTTCTTCAGCATTAGCTACAAGTATTGCCAATCATTTACCACTAGCAGGTGGTACAATAACAGGTACAGTATCTGCTCAATCAGTTTATGTAAGTGCATTAGGTGCAAATACTACAGCAACTTTAGGTAAACGAATTAGAATGGATGGAGCTGCAGTAGCTGACATTGTAAGTTTAACAGATGGTGCAAGTATTGCGATTAACTTTAATGATGGACAAAACTTTGCAGTACAATTAACAGATAACAGAACTTTAGAAAATCCTACAAACTGTGTTCCAGGTCAGACAGGAAGTATATTTGTAATACAAGATGGAACTGGTAGTAGAACTTTATCATTTGGAGCTAACTATAAATTCCCTGGTGGAACTGCTCCAACATTATCAACAGGTGCAAGTGCATGTGATAGAATTGACTATATTACATTTACGTCAAGCAACGTACATGCAGTAGCCACATTGAATGTGAGTACAGCTTAATGAGTATATTTAATAATAACATATTAGCAGGAGCAGCATCTCAATCTACAACTACTCCTGTACACACAATAGACCAATCAATTAGGTTTAATTCTGCAGATGATGGAAATATGTATAGAGTTGTCGGGTCAGGGGGTAATACAAAGACGTGGACATTTAGTGGTTGGTTTAAATTAGGTTTATTAGGTTCGCAAAGAGGTGCATCACCTTTTCTTTGGTCAGGTTATCAAGATGATAGTAATAGGTTACAATTAATGCTTGATAATGCTGTTGGAACTGGTGCAGCAGGAGATTTTTTGTGTTTATATTCTTCAACATCAGGAAGTATATTTCAAACAACAAGGGTTTTTCGTGACCCTTCTGCATGGTACCACATTGTAGTGGTATCAGACACATCTAATGCAGTTTCTTCTGAAAGAATTAGATTATATATAAATGGTATAAGAGAAACTTCTTTTTCCACTATTAATTATCCTAGTTTAAATGCAGATTTAGCTTGGAATAAAGATGGTTCAACTTGGTATTTAGGTAAATATTATAGTGGTTCAGGTTCTGGAACATATAACTATGATGGTTACATGGCAGAATTAGTAAATCTTGATGGTACTGCAACAGATTGTAATAGTTTCGGTGAATTTAATAGTAATGGAATCTGGGTCCCAAAAGATGTTAGTGGTCTATCATTTGGCACTAAAGGTTGGTATATTGATGGTAGAGATTCCTCAGATTTAGGAGATGATGAATCGGGTAATGGTAATGATTTTACGACAAGTGGACTTGCCTCACATGACCAAGTGGCTGACTCACCTACGAATAATTTTGCAGTTACAAATGCCGTTAATTCACACCCTAATGTAGCTTTAAGTGAAGGTAATTTAAAACAAGTAAATTCTGGAACATCTATAGCTTA